CGTCGCCGGTGTCGGCTTACTCTGCTGCCATCTGCTTCTTCATGGCGTGCAGCTGAGTCGCCATCTGCTTAACCCGCTCCCGCTCCGCCACAATCTGCTCATGGAGCACGGTGTTAATGAAGCGGACTTCCTGGAGCCGGACCAGCAGCTCCTCCCGGCTGGCGTTGGAGAGGTCGGGATAGTGTGGTGTCATCGGTTGTATCTCCTCAGTAGGTAAACCATTTTGGTTGAAGTGTGCGCGGTGAAGTCCAGCGGGACCGTCCCCAGGGTCAGCCGCCAGCCGTGGCCGTCGGGCTCCGGAGTGATCACGGCGCCCTTGTGACAGACAATCTCCGGCGGGTCGTTGTAGAGGGCGACAGCCAGGCCGCACCCCTCCAACTCCCAGAACAGATCCTCGAAGTCCGTCCGGCTCATGCCCGGTACCCCCAGCCCTTCGGCTCCCCGTCGGGGTAGAGGTCGGCCAGGGGCTCCCCGTTGCCGTCTTCCCAGCGGCTTCCGTTGACGGTGACGATGTCCCACCAGCCGTCACAGGTGACGATCATGGAGCCGTCTTCCAGCTCCCAGACGTCCATCCCGTCGCGTCGGTCCCACCGGCTGGTCTTGATGTCGTTCAGCAGGTCAACAATGTTGACGCCGTTGTCATCTTCCCAGCGCTGTCCGTCGTCGCCGTAGCGCTCCGCAATCTTCTCTGCTTCGGTCATTGGTGTCCTCCTATGCGGACGCCCTCCAGCTGGGGAGGGCGCCCTGGTTCGGTGTCAGTAGAGGGAAGCGTCCGCGCCGTGCGCAGCGTGGAAGGCTTCCTGGGCTGCCAGATACTCCAGATACTGGTCGTCGTCGTCGTCTTCCAGGTCCCAGAGCATAGCGTCCACCGCTTCGGGGCTGTCGTGCTGCGGTGCGAGGTCGCCCAGCAGCTGTTCCAATGCCTCAGTCTCTTCGTGTGTCATGGTGTGCTCCTTGCTTGCTTGCTTGCGTGCCCCTGCGGGGCGTGTCGTGCTGTGTCCCTTCGTCTTCGCCGGCCGTCATCGCCAGCTCTCTGGAACCGGGTCGGGCTATTTGCTCGCCCCGTTGAATGATATTTATACCAATCACTAAGGCAGTCAAGTACTAAATGCTATTTATTTATACCACCCAACGAAAGACCCCAGGGCGTCGGACCCTGGGGCATTGAGAAGAGGTATTCAGGCCAGCCGGCCGGCCGGTGTCTCTACAGGGGCCAGGTCTGGACGTTCAGGTGACTCAGGAGATCCCGGACCCGTGCTTCGCAGGGATGGACCTTGCCGGTCCGCCGACGATACTCCGGATACAGGCTGTCCAGTCCCCAGTTGGCCAGCTGGACGAAGTTATCCGGCGTGCTTTCCAGTCCGTTGGCTTCACACTGGGCGACGACACACCAGTGCACAACTTCGTTGACTTCGGTGCGGGTATACTTGCGTCCGGCTGCGGTGTAGGGGACAGCGCCCCGACCAGCAGCAATCAGGACACGGGGGAGCCGATTCGCCCAGAGCCGGACCCATGCGTCCGACCGGAGGGCCAGCGGGGTCATGGTGACCCGCCGGAGGGTAGCCAGTCCGCGGAGCTGGACACCGGACGCCAGGAGCTCCCGGTTAAGGTCGTCGGCGCCCAGGCCAGCCCGGTACGCGCCGGACACGATCGTGGCCAGGACGTCGTCCGGCCGGGCGTGTGCCAGGGCGGGGTGGTATCCGCCGGCCAGCTGGCGCAGCTCGTCCTGGAGGACGGAGAGGATGGTGGAGAGGTCGATAGCGGGCATGATGGGGGCTCCTTAGTAGACGCTGGGGGAGAGGGCTTCGATCTGGGCGGCCAGGTCGAAAGCGCGTGCCCAGTCACGGGACTGGATCGCCAGATAGTAGAGCTGCTCGAGGGCGGTCCGCTCTTCGGCGTGGGGGTCGTCCAGGAGCTGGGCGCCGTCGTCGGCGTGGTCTTCCAGGACGGCGCCCAGGTCCTCTTCGGTGTAAGTGTCGATAGTCACGTCTTCGGGCTTGCGTTCCATTTGTTTCTCCGTGGTGCCTGATATTTATACCAAACAACGGAAGCCCTTACAACACTTTCTGCTATTTATTTATAGCATTTACTATTGACCCGTCTGATATCTTGAAATACCATGCACACATGGAAAACATCACACAAAGACTCGTTGAAGCCATCCGGGAGCAGGGGCTGTCCATGCGCGAAGTGTCGCGCCGTTCTGGACTGTCTACCTATGCCCTCCATCATCTTCAGAAGGGCGGGGACGTCCGCCTGAGCACCATACAGAAGCTGGTCAACGCACTGGATGAGCCCTTTACCTTCCAGATCAACCCGGTAGACTGATGATGCTGGACTGCTCCACAGTACATCTCCTGACAAGTGCTGACGCTGAGAATGGAGCGGTCCAGCTTCCCCTCCGGCGCCCTGTCCTGGGCGCTACCCCCTCCGCAGCCCGGGTTGACCCGTGATCCCGTCACGGGTCGCCCTCCTGCTCCGTCGGGAGCGGGAGGCCGCGCAGGTAGAGCTGGAGGACGCTGCCCAGGTCCTGGGCGTGTCCCCGCTGACCCTGCGATACTGGGAATACACCGGCACAATCAGCCGTGGTCACGTCCTGACCCTGCTGAACCTCTACCAGTCCAGCATCTTCCTGCTGGAGCGTATCGCCCTGAGAGTCCCGCCCTGGCGATAGAAGAAACCCCGTCGGCCTCTGAGCTGGCCGACGGGGTAGGGACGCAAGCAAGAGCCCCACTACAAGGAGAACGCAAATGCACTATAACACCCCCCGGCCGGCTGGTCGTGTGTCTTTCTGGTATGCCGTCCTGGGTACTGGACTCTGCGGGCTGGCCCTGACCGTCCCCGGGCTGATCTGGCCCGCCTTCGGACTGGAGCTGGTCGCCGTCGCCCTGGACTGGGCACTGACCGTCCTGATCCCCTCCATCGTCATCTCCGTCGCCTATGTGGTCAGCCAGTGAAGGAGCTTTACTGGCAGCGTGCCCGCCTGGTCTTCGGCGCCGAGATGTCCCCGGCTTGTAAGCTGGTCCTGCTGGCGCTGTCTGATCACCTGGGCAGCAACGCCAGCTGCTATCCGTCGGTCCCCCGGCTCCAGCTCCGGACCGGCTACAGTCGGATGTCAGTCCTCCGAGCGCTGGCAGAGCTGGAGCAGCTGGGGGCCATCCAGATCACCCGTGCGCCTGGTCGCTCCAACGTCTACACCCTGGACCTGGACTGGCTGCGGGCCAACCAGTACCACACTGGTACCAGTACCACAGAGGTACCAGTACCACATAGGGACGGGTACCCGTACCACCCTGGTACTACCCCAGTACCACAGAGGTACCCCACCCGTACCACAGAGGTACCCAAAGGAGATCAAGAAGGAGATCAGGAAGGAGATCACTTGAAGGAGATCAAGACTTCTCCATCTGTGAACAAATCCCAGAAAGTCACACCGGCTAAAAAGAAGACCCGCTGTCTGACCCGTCAGCAAGCCGCAGCGCTCCCGATCCCGGATGGGCTTCCGGCTGGCTACGCGGACGCCTTTACAACGTGGTGCGAAGTCCGGCCGGGGTCGACCTGGAGACAGTCGCCCGCACAAATCGAGCGCACACACCGGAAGCTCCTGCAAGCGTACAGCGAAGGGAAGGACGTGGTCCAGGGGCTGGAGCGGGCCATTGAGAGCGGGTGGAAGGGGATCAAGACTTCCTGGCTCGAGGAGCTTCCCCGGGCGTCCAGACCCGCCGTCAAGGACACGGACCAGCGCATCCCAACCTGGGCAACCCGCCGACGAATCCAGCGCCCAGAACCTACCCCAGAACCCCAGCAAGCAAACGAAACCCCAGCACCGTGGGAGGTGTAGAGATGGCAAGCCCAGACGATATCATTGACCTCTTCGACTACTGCCGGTCCGCCGGCTTGAAAAAGGTACCCCGCCCCGGGGACGTCGCCGCAGAACGCGCATATAGCGACGTCCTCCAGAACATCGCCACCGAAGTCCTGGAAGCGGCCACCCGCTCCTGGATGTCCGACCCGGACCGGGGCGCCTGGTTCCCCGCCGCGCCGGAGCTGCTGGGGCTCTGCCTGACGGTAGAGGCGCAGCTCCGAAGCGAACGCCGGGAGCAGTCCCGCGGCTGCCATCACTGTGGGGAGGTCCTCGAGGACGATGGGACCGTCCGGGAGCACGGGACCGGCTTCCGTACCCTGATCCAGCATCGATTCCCCACCGTGGACGGGCGTGTCCTCTTCGATGCTGCGCCCATCAAGATCGGGTCCGTCCGCGTCCTCTGCGACTGTGAGAAGGGCCGGAAGATCCACGCCCAGCAGAAGCTGTACGCCCAGGCCCAGCCGGAGAAAGGCCAGAAGACCAGCCGGCCGGCCGGATGGCGTCCGACTCTGGACCTGCGGGGAGCCTGGGAGCACTACGGCCGCCCCGGTGACGTCAAAGTCTTCCTGACCGGCACCAGAGCCCGCTGGAACGAACGGGACGCAGATCCCCGAAGCCCCTTCTTCTCCCGCCCCAGCCCCGAAGAGCTGGAGGGACCGACCCCGAGCGCCCACAATGCCCGCCGGATCGTGGACGGTGTCCTGTCCGGCACGATTGACCCCGCCGACCACGTCCGGCGCCGACTGGCACAAAGGAGGGGGGCATGATCCTGTATACGGACTACCGCTGGATCGGAGAGGGCCGCGACTGTGCACGCCGACTCTGCACGGGTCAGACACACCAGGTCCGGGCCCAGCCGTCTGCGGAAGCAGACCGGCGCCCGCTCCGGCTTCCGTCCATCGCGGACGTCGTGGACACCCGGGCGGCCGAAGGGAAGGGCATGAACGACGGGGACAATGTGGGGCGCTGGGCGTGCTCGAAGTGCTCCCGTCGGGGCTGGATCTATTGGAGAGACGTCCGGCCGGCCGGCCGGTCTACAATCTGAAGCAAGCAAGGAGGGAATCGTGAGCAAATACAGAGAAGAGCCGTACCTGAGCCGGACGGACTGGGTCAACATCCAGGAAGCAGCGCAAGCCGTCCAGCGTCGACCCAACCAGGTCCGCGGCTGGGTGATCGACGGGAAGGTGGTGTCCTGCAAGCAGGGCCGGCGCCGTCTGGTCAGTCTGGAGTCCTGCCAGGACTTCGTCCAGCGTGCACCCAACCATCGCCCCAGCCGTCACCGTCGGAACGTCGGGCCTGCCCCAGTCCTGATCCCATCTCCAGCTCCAGCGCCAGAGCACTCCTGCGACCTGGTCCCCATCGACGTCGGCGGGCGGGAGCTGCTGGGGGCGCGTCTGGATGGCCAGGAGCTGATCCCGCTGCGGATGCTGGAAGAGCTGCTGGGGATGGGCCGGGGTTCGCTCCGTAGTCAGATCATGAAGTCCGGAGAGTATCAGCCCGGTGTCCATCTGATTGTCTTGCGGGGCTCCAGCCTGGGCGCAATGAGATCAGAGGGTAGTGGAAATTTTCTCTTACCATCATGGCTCCAGAAGACCAGCCAGCTGTCCTGCCTGACACCGGCCGGTGTCGCCCTGGCCCTGATGAAGTCCCGCTCCCCTGTCTGCGCCGAGATCCGCAACGCCCTGTCCCGCTCTGGATTCATGCGGGAGATCGGCGCCGCAGTCATCCAGCAGGACGGGGACCGCTTCGCCGCAGCACTGACGGCGGACCAGCTGCGGTCCCAGATACGGGCAGAGCTACGGGCAGAGCTGGCCGCACACAAGCAGCAGACGGAGCAGCTGGTCCGGGACGTGGTCGCCGTCGCCGTCCGGGAGGCCATCGCCCAGATTGTCCCCGCACTCAGCCAGCCGGCCAGCCGGGGAAGCGATCACCGCTGCACCTTGACTGCAAGCCGTGCGGCTACGCTCGTATCTCGCCAGCTCTTCCGCCCGGTGACGGAGTCAGAAGTCCATCAAATCGCCCGGGAGATAGAGAAGCAGGAATCCGGCGGGGTCTGGGGGGAGGGTCTTCCAGGCTACTCAGAGCAGCGGGTCCCCGTCGGGCGGGCGTGGCCGGTGTGGTTCTACTCGCCCGCAATGGTCGCGGCTGTCTTCCATGCCCTGTCCGGTGGGCAGACGTTCTTGTGGCGGGATCACTGATGCCGAAGCGCTACGGCGGGCGGGGGGCCGGCTGTGTCCGCTCCCGCCGTGTCTACACCTACGAAGTCCACCCCAACCCCGACCGGACGGCGCCTATCCAGCTGGACCGGGATGACATCGAAGTGTGGGAGCACTGGACCCGGGGCGGGCGTCTGCCGGAGCGCTACGGGCTGACCGTCCACCACTATGGGGACGGGGTCAGCTCCGGATGGTTCCTTCGGCGGACGTCCATCGAGATCCGGACGGACCGGGACAGGATTATCCGGGAGCTGGTCGCAGCCGTGGACCTGCTCCGGGCTACCCCGCCGCAGCACCACGACACGCTCCGGCGACTCTGCGACGCAGGCCACATTGACCAGGCTGTAGAGCTGGCCCGCGTTCTATCCTGACTACAACCGAGGAACACGCCATGAAACCCAGCGACTTGCTACCTGACCGCGACTGGTATTTGAAGGGGACACACCCCGGGACCGACGTGTGGAGACACGCCCGGACGCACCTGACCCCCTCCTGGCCCGCGTGGACTGGGGAGGGCTCCCGCTGCACGGACGACGAGTGCCACGGACGCCGGACGACCTACAAAGACGGACTCCTGGACACCGGACTGGACACGCTGGAGGACTACGCCGACAGCTCCACCGAGCCCACCCCGGACTCCATCGCCGGTCACTGGATCTGCTCCGTCTGCTACAGACAGGGCGCCATCGCCCTGGACGAAGTCCGGCAGCACGCCAACGACGTCCCGCAGGGCACCGGCCGCGGCCACGTTATCCCGCTCTTCGGCCCAACGGAGATAGATCGCTATAGTGAACAGGCCAGCCGGCCGGACGTCGTGGCGGCTGCTTTGGGGGTGGACGGTGTCGACTGGACCGAAGACACGGACGCGGAAGACGGTGCCCACTCTTCGCTGGGTCATTCCGACGGAGACGATCTATCTGGCCAGGGCGTCCATATCGCTGCTGATCCTGATCGCCGGGGCGGGGCTGGGGTTCCACCCTGCGGTGCTGGCGCTGGAGCTGGCGCTCCTGGCCATCTGGACGCGCTATACTCCTCTCCCATAGCAGCGGACGACCGTGACTAACTTGACCTATCCCCGGACCGATGAGCCCATCCCCGACCCGTCCACGCTGGACGGGCTGCGGTACAATCGCACGTCGTGGTGGTACGAAATGCCATCCGGTCCCCTCCCCTGTCCGCTCTGCGGCAAGCCCCAGCACTGGACCCTGCCCGTGGACCGCTACCTTCGTGTGCGTCCCCGCCGTCCGGCTGTCCGCCCGCTGGACGACCCGCAGGACGTCCCCGACCCGGCCAGCCTGGTCGACGATAGACAGCGGGCCGCGGCCCGTCCGCCTCCTGGCTGGGGCTATCTGGTCTGCGGGTACTGCTCCGGGCAGCTGGTCCTGGTCCTCCGCCCTCTTCCCGGTCTTCCCTCCCCTCCTGTCATCTTGGAGCTATCCGCCGTCATGCTCAACTATTCCGCCGTTCAGTACCGATTGACCGACGACCCCAACACCCGCCGACCCCGCTGGAGGACCGCCCTGGTCACGACCCAGCACGACGGCGTCTCTGTGGACCTGTCCGTCCTGCTCCATCCCACCGACCCGGAGCACCGGGAGCTGATCGCGGCCAGCTCCAGACATGTGGAGTATCGACTGGCCGACGGGCCGGACGGCGCCGAGCGCTGGCGGCTGGCAATGGTGGCGGACCGCCTCGAGGACGGCCGGCTGGATCTGACCGTCCACTATTCCGCAGAGGATCAGACGACGGTGGGGCGCGCTTTCGACCGCCGACAGGCCAGCCCTGGGGATGGGGTCGGCTGCTGGCGTCCATCCGCCACGACCTTCCAGACTACGCTGACCGTGTCCCGCTCCCGCCGCGGGGACGCCGTCGGATGCTGGCTTCCTGTCTCTTCCTGATCATTGCCGGCGTTGGGGTATATTAAGTCAAGCAAATCACCGGTTCATAGTCACGAACCCCAACGCCGGCATTTTCGGAGATCCCCGTGCGCTTCCTGCTGATCCCCTTCCTGGCCCTGCTGGGCGCCGACACCGCCGACCCGCTGGACGTCCTGGGCGCCCTGGCCGGTGACCTTCCAGCCGTCGTCCCTCCGGCGTGTCCGGAGATCCAGACCGTCCAGACGCCGTCCGGTCCATCCCTGGACCCGTCGAGTCCATACGGCGTCCATACGCTGACCCTGCTGTCCCAACCGGATGACCCGGGCTTCCTTTGTTCAGTGTCTGTTCAGTATGCCAGTACAGCCGTTTGGGTCAGCTCCAGCACGGACTGCGCTGACGTGCTGACCGTCCCCGCCCGCTTCCCCTCTGGCCCGCCGGGGACCAGCTCCCACCTGGTCGTCTGCGTCCAGGCCACCCGACACAGCACCATCCCGTTGGTTGAGACGGTGACCCTGACCACGTCCAACGCCCCGGACGTCCCGGTCCTCTACATCGTCCGGGGCTCCTCATGAGCCCACCGCCCTGGATCGGCCGCGGACGTGTCCGCCGTATCCTCCAGCCGTTTGAGAAGGACCGGCTGCACGACACCATCCGGAGCCGTCTGGAAGAGTCCGGCGAGCTGTCCCGAGCGCACGCCGCGCAGCTGGGCGCCCGGTACGGCTTGTCGGTCCGCTCCGTCTACAACCACGCCAAGCAGGTCCGGGACGACGATGACACTGACGCAGAGTGACATCCTGATTGCTTGCGGGCTGCTGGGGCTGGTCTGGACGTCCTGCGTCCTGCTCCTTGTCTTCTGGTACTGGTACAGGCCGGCCGGCCGGTCCAGCGCTGCGCCCATCGAGACGACCCCAGCGCCCGCCGATGTCCTCCCCCGTCGTCCTGCGGATGCTGGGGCCTGGCGGATGGAGGCCATCCTGGACGCGGACCGGGACCAGCTAAGGCCTATCGGGGAAGGGCGTGTCCGGGGTCTGGATCGCTAACAGGCTATGGATAAACTATGGGAAGACCGAAGAAACTGAACAAGGACGTCATCCGGGACGCCTTGACCGCTTCACAGATGGGCATGAGCATAGACCTGCTGTCCGATTACATCGGCGTTGCCCGTTCGACGGTATTTGAGTGGATACGCCGAGGATCAGAGGAGCCCGGGACAATATACCGGGAGTTTTCGGACGCCGTCTCGCGGGGACGCAGCCAGTGTGCAGCGCTGAACCTGCATCGTATCCAGCAGGCCAGCGCCGAAGACTGGAGGGCCGCAGCTTGGATCATGGAGAGACGCTTCGGCTATCACCGTCAGCTGGACGTCCGGGCGGAGTACAAAGAAGCGGACCGCCGACCGATCCAGACCGGGGCGGATCTGGATGAGCTGCTGTCTACCCTGGGGCGTGCCGAAGAGATCCGGGGCCAGCTGTCGTCCCTGGTTGTCCACGAAGACGAAGAATGACAGCCCAGCCAGCCGGCCGGGTTGACGTCCACGCCCTCCGGCGTGCTGCGGGGGAGCTGATCCAGCTCGAGCAGGACTTCCCGTTGGCGTTCGGTCGTCTCTGGCGTCCACACTGCACCCGCTGGAACCTGGACCCGGACCGGCCGCGGGGCTGCGGGCTGGAGCTGGAGCCGGTCGAAGGGGAGCGCGGGGTCTTCGTCTGTGTCAATCCAGACTGTGCCCAGCATGGACAGCCCGAAGAGCGGACCAGCCAGCGGGACACCATCCGGGAGCTGCTGACCAGTCGGCGCCTGGTCGCGTACATGATCGGCGGGGCAAACCGGGCCGGGAAGAGTGAGTCCGCCATCCAGCTGGCCGTGGCGCTGGCTGCGGGGTCTGGGGAATGGTGGGTCCGGCGCTGGCTGTCGATCAATGGCATACCAGAGGACGCCATCCCTGCGAGCCCAGCGACAGCGGACCGCGCCGTGGTCGTCTCTGCGCTGACCTTCAACGACAGTCTGGAGTATCACCGGCCGAAGCTGGACCGATGGCTCCCGGCCGGCTCCCGTCGGCGGAAGTGGAAGGCGCAGGACCAAGCGGAGGTCATCCTCCCCAATGGGGGGAGGATCGTCTGTAAGGCAGCTGCCCAGGGACGCGAAAAATTCCAGGGCAATGCGCCCCGGGCTGCGATTTTGGACGAAGAACACCCGGAAGACGTTTATGAAGAGATCAGTCGCGGGCTCGCAGAGACGGACGGGCCGGCGATCCTGTCCATGACACCGCTGAAGGGGCTGACCTGGGCTTACAGTCGCTTCGTCCACGACCCACCGCCGGGTCACCTATACAGCCGGATCACTGGGCTGGACAATCCACACGTCCGGTCCAGAGGACTGTTGGCCCGCTTCCAGCACTTGGAGCCCCACAAGCGGGATGCACGACTCTATGGAAAATTCGCACGTGCCCGCGGTCTGATCTACCCGTCCCTGTCCAGAGCGGTCCACGTCCGGCTGGCCGGCCAGATCCCCGAAGACTGGCCGAAGTATCGGGCCATTGACTTCGGCTTCAACTTTGCTTGTCTCTGGGCTGCGCTCGACACGAACCGGGACCAGCTGGTGGTCTACCGGGAGCTATTGACCCAGGATGTGAAGCTGTCCGGCAATGCTCGCCAGATCCGCAACCTGTCCGGCGCCGAGGTCTACGAATGGACGGTAGCCGACCCCGCCGACCGGGATGGGCGGGAGTCGCTGGCAAGGGATCACGACATCTACACAACCCCAGCCCGGAAGGACGTGGAGGCAGGACTGGACGCTGTCGGGGAGCGCCTGGCTGTCTGCGCCCAGGGACACCCACGTCTGGTCATCGATCCCAGCTGCACGGAGCTGCTGCGGGAGCTGAACCTCTACAGACGGAAGCCGGACGGAAGCATCCACAAGAAAGACGACCACCTGGCCGACTGTCTCCGGTATCTGGTCTACTACCTGTCCCTGTCTCCCCAATGGGTCGTCTGACGCAGGAAACCCCGCCGGGGAGGGCGGGGCGGGGCGGGCTGTCGGGGTCGGGCTGTCGGGGTGGGCTCTACTGCTCCCAGGCGTCCCAGTCGCTACACCAGTCACAATGTGCATCGTAGCGGGCTTCCGGGTCGTCGCTGTCCAGAATGTCCTGTCGCTGGTCAGCGCTGAGGGCTGCTTCGTTGAGGCTGGAGTAGCTGGTGACGTAGGGACCGGAGTGGTCATCTGCTACGGTCAGCGTGTGCTCCTTCTCTTCGATGACGACCCAGCCGAAAAACTGCAAGGTGTCCAGCGCTTTCTGTGTGAGGTCGGTGGTCTGGTCGGGCATGATTTACTCCTGTTTGGGTTTGCTTGCTTGCCTGATATTTATAACAGTCACTAAAGGACCAGTCATCACTTTCTGATATTTATTTTAGTCACCCCAGGAGTCCACGACGTGTCTAGAGCTCTTCGATCATTGTACGACGCCGGACACTTCCAGCAGCTGTCCGAAGTCGCCGCAGCCCTGGCCGATGACGTTGGCTGGTTGTGGCTGGACATCCTGGCCGCCCGATACTCCAGAGAAGAGATGCACCGGCAATACGTTAATGCGCTCTTCATGGGGTCAGACGAAGAGGTGGAGGGCGCCCGGGTCGGGTACAGCAAAGCGCACGACCGGCTCCAGACCCTGCTCCAGCTGGCGGTCGTGATAGACTGACTGGGGATATCCCCCCGGCTGGGGCGCTCTTTAACTGGCGTGTAGGGAGCCCCAGCCGTCACCGCTGAACAAAGCAGGCCGGCCGGCCGGATACCCCGACGAATACAGCGAAGAGGGCGAAGACAGCCCCTTGACTGTTCCGGTTTGTTTGGGCTATCCGGTCTATTGTGAGTCAATCCCGAACAATCGCGGACCGCATCGCTGAGGGCTGGCGCTGGATCATCCGCCGGCTCCAAGTCGTGGAAGAGCCAGAGCAGATCCGCTACGGACACGCCTGGACCCAGGAAGTCGGCGTCCAGCAGCCCTATCCGGCCGTCAACTCCATGTCCGCCTTCGGGAAGTTCCCCTGGATCTACGCGGCCGTGGAAGCAGTCGCTACAGACATCGCCGGTCTACCGCTCCAAGTCCGGCGCCTGGTCGGTGACCGCAACCGCGCCGTTCAACGTCACCCGTTCCTGCGGCTGATGGAGCGCCCGACATCGAGCACCGGACCGACACTCTGGCGACGTCAGATGATTGTGGACCTGCTCCTGACCGGCAATTACTTCGCCCTGATCCTGGGCCGGGGTAGCAGCGTGACCAGTCTGGTCCGGCTCCATCCAGAGCACGTCCAGATCATCCCCTCCAGCTCCGGCGGGGTCGCCGCGTACCGCTACACCGAAGAGGGTGTATCGACGGACTACAGCCCGGACGACGTCATCCACGTCCGTCAGACCAGCTACAGAGACGGGCCGCAGAGTCTCTACGGTCAGGGTGTCATTGAAGTGCTGGAGACGGAGCTTACTGGCGAATACGCAGCCAGCCAGCGCTGGCGTGACGAAGCCGGCCGCGGTCAGCCGACGATGACGATCAGCCCAAAGGACGGCGCAAGCATCCGTCCCGACGTGCTGGAGAAGCTGGTTGCGTCCATCCAGAGACACGCCAACCGCACCGGGATCGTTCCCATCGGCGGGCCGGTCGACATTACTCAGCTTCCCTTCAATGCCCGGGACATGGAGTTTTCAGCTGCACGGGACTGGACGCGGGCGTCCATCCTGGCCGTCGTCGGCGTGGCTTACGTCCGGCTCTTCCTGCCCAGTGCCAACTTTGCGACCGCCAAACAACAGAACCGGATCTACTGGCAAAACTTGTTGGGGCTGATTGCTCTGGTAGAGGACGCGCTGTCAGTCGTCGCCGTCCGGATGGGCAGGGTATCGGACCGGGTCGCACACGACACCAGCAACGTGGAAGCGCTCCAAGAGAGTCGCACCGACCGGATGACCCGGGCGGCTCTACTGGTTGAGAAGTTCGGTATAGAGCCGATTGCAGCGCTACAGGTTGAAGGTTTCACCGAAATAGACGAGACAATGCTCCAGCCGGCCAGCCAGCCGGTCCCAGCTCCAGAGCCGGAGCCGGAGGTCCGCAACGTCCTCCCCTTCCAGCAGCGGGCCGTCCCCTATGCTGTCCGCTACCAGACTTCCGTGGATGAGCGGGTCTGCGAGATATGCGGGCCGGAACACGATGAAGTCTACATGGTTCGCCCGGATGGCTCCCACGACGGTCCCGAGCTGCCCAGGCATCCGCAATGCCGCTGCTTCTATCGGGCTGTCACCGAAGAGGACCTAAAGAGCCTGATCACCCGCCCGACACCGGCGAAATACGATCACATTGACTTCAGCCCCACCGCCGGGATGATCGAGGAAGCCCAGCGCGCCGTCCGCTGGATAGAGGACGGGCTGGCCGGGGACGGGATGGTCCAGTCTACGAAGGTCTGGGCGCGCAAGGTCGCCAACGGCGAAGACATCACCTTCGAGAAAGCGCGCCGGATGCGGGCGTGGTTTGCCCGCCATGAGTCCGACCAGGAAGGGGAAGGGTTCAACCCTGGGGAGCCCGGATACCCCAGCCCGGGGCGGGTCGCCTGGGCTGCCTGGTTCGGTGACCCTGGCCGGAGCTGGGCGGACAAGGTCGGACGCCAGATGGATGCAGCCGACGAAGCAGAGAAGGAACAAAGTCGGCGCCACGTCGCCGCAAAGGAGGCCGACGTGCGCCACAATGTCGGGGTC